TGGATATCCGGGGACTAATCTTTCCCCCATAACAATTGGATTGTTGTCTTGGTCCAGTAGATCTAAGAAGTAAGCTTCAGATCTGTCACTGTAGGTGAACCTAAGAATAACTGACAGACCTTGAAAGGATGTGCTATATTCATAGTAAGCATCACTAAAGAGTGGAAGAGATACGTATTGTAATGCCATTATAACTCCTCCGCTACTTTAGTTTGTGGGTCTACGTCAGGACTTGCACCGTCCGTACCACTGACAGGCTTGGGAGTTGGATCTTGCTTACCTTTTGAAGCTTTTGGTGCAGCCTTCTTCTTGAGAGAATTCACAACATCTTGTGGGAGTACAGTCTTCTTCAATGTAGCAAAGGTAACTTGTTCAAAGGTTAAATCACAAAACAATCCTTCGCCACTATTGACATCTTCCCTAAAGACCATGCTTGTGATGACGAGATTATTAATAATCTTCTTAAGAAGTGTCCCGTCATATTCAAACAACCTTACCAACTGAATATTGGGAACAAACTTACCTTTCTTTTCGTTGAAGATAACACCAGCCATCAAACCAACAATAGCGTCTTTAACTGTGTCAAGGGTTTGTAGTCTAGGACCGTCAACAATAATTTCGGGGGTACTACTTGAAAGAAATTGACCAATACTGTCTGGGATGAATTGTTTTAAAACGCTATCATCTGTAGATGCGACAGAAACTGCTGTTGGTGCTTCGTTAACATTGTAGGGAGTATTACCAACCAAGTCCTGAATAAGATAACTATTCATGGAAATGTCATAGCCGGTGATAACTGTTGACATTGTGAAGATAGGGTTTTGGCGTATAAAGTGGTCCGATATGGATGCACCACTCGCAATAGGGTGCTTTGTTACTTGACCAGAATAATTCTCTGTACTTACCGTAATGGCGTCAAAAAACACGAATCCGCCACCCTCTTCGTTGTCCTCCCCCCATCTCAAACCAAAGCTCATTCTTTATTCCTTCTCTGAATATTTATCTAAGGTTTGATGCACAATGTCAGCCAAACTACTTTCAAACTGTGTTTTAAAATCTTCTGGATTAGCCGCTGTGATCTTCACGTCCATTTTCAAAGTTACATCAGCTTTTGGTGCCAATGGAGATGGTGTGCTTGAAGATCCAGAATCAGGCATCCCAGCCTTTTCCATAGGGAAAATACCAAGAGTTCCGTTGAAGTTATCACGTCTACGATTGGCAAGAGCTTCATCTTGTCTAGCTCGTTGCTGTGTCTCATAGTTTGCAGGGTCAAAGTCAGGGCGAAGTTTCTGCATGGTACTGCTTGCTGGAAGACCAAAAGCATCTAAGGTTTTCTGAGCAGGAGTTGTGATATAGTTTAAATACCCAAACCCAGCAGCTTTTGCTGCCTCGCCAGCACCAGAGGTATCACCACCAGCGAGTTTATTGATCGTACCCACTGTGTTGCTTACAGTGTTGGCCCAATTCTTAAGATTGACAAAAGCATCAGAGTTAAAGAGTTTGAGTAGATCAGCCCAACCATTGTAGATGTTCTTACCTAGTTGTCCAATCTCAGACATCGCACCTTTATAGGCGTTCAAGAACTGGAGAACTTCGCCACGTTCTTCTGGTGTTGGGAAGAACTTATTACCCAAGAAACTATCACGACCGTCCAACATACGTTGAAAAGATTGAGCAGACAATAGGGCAAAAGACACGTATTTAGAGACGTTATCAAAACCCCGTGCCAAACCTTCAACCATCGGTGCAGACTCTTTAAGACCATCATTTAATGCACGAAAGAGCCTTGCGAAACCAGACTCAATACCTGAGTCTGACGCTACAGTTGCAAGGTTGTTTACTGTATTCTGATACCGTGCTTGTTGAGCTTGAGATGCTGTTTTAGCAGCTTCAAGACCCGGAGCAGCCTGCTCAGACGCAAGTCTTCCCGCATAGGTAAGAATGTTCCCTTTAACAAGACCTTTCTTCATGGCTTTGTTAAGTTCATCAATGGCAGCTTGACCTGTCTTACCTCCACCCTTACCCTCAGAAGCAAGTTGTGCTTGATATGCACGAGCAAACAAAGATACCGCGCCCGGTAAACTTTCTGCTAGCTGGCCAGTCAACTCTTCAGATTGAAGTTTGTTTTTACCAGCGATTTGAGACAGCGCCCGGTAAACACGGGACTGAGCGGTGCGGTCAAGTTTGTTAACACGACTCAACTCAGAGAATCCCTTGAATACACCCTGAGATTGTTGAATACTCATGCCTGCGCCTGTCAGGCCAGATGTGAGTTTATTGTAATCAGGCGCCGCGTCGAGGTAATTAAAACCAATGACATCCGCTTGTTTTTTCAGCCACTCAAAGGATTGCTTTCCTTCATACGGTGTAGCACCAGCCTGTTGAGCAACAGCAGAGGTTTGTAACTGCGCAGCAACCACTTGTTGATTTCGGTTATTTAGGGCACCAAGACCATATCCACCTAAGCCTAATGCAAGGGCGGGACCGTATAGGCGAGAAAGTCCACCTGCGATACCTCCCGCAACGCCACCAGCGACAATGTGACGACCACTGCCGGGGATTCGTGCTGACCCCGCATTACCGGGTGCCACATTTGGACGAATGTTTACTTTGGCTGATTTAGATGCGGCGGCGAACGCATTACTGAGTGTACGATTTAGATGAGCTTGGTCAACAACAAATCGAGATACTTGAAATGTAGTCTGTTTGCTTGCCAGATCTAGGGCACTACCCATTGCAAAATTAAGAGCTTTCTGGTTTACATTAAACTTAACCAGATTGATTGCCATGTTCTGAGAAGCAGTCTTACCAAAAGCTTTGAGCTTCTTCTCCATATTCTTCAGAGCAGAATCGACTTTCCTGATACTCTTGGCGTTGACCCCAAATCCTAATTCTGCGAAGTAGCTTGTGATTGCTGGCATAGCTTATCCTTTCTGATTTTGAATTCTTTTAGCTTCTGCCTTGTCATAAGCTATTTGTTGCCTAGCATCGTAAACTCTAATAACTTCTAACATCATGTAGGCTTGCTTGATGGAGTAGACATTCTCTAACTCCCATAAAGTGCAAGGCTTTGTTTCATGGGTTAGCAGTTCGTAAACAATCCAGCTTTGAGAGAACTCTTCTTCAACTTGTCTCTCATCTTTGTTACGAACTGTTGGTGCAGAGGATTTTTTATTTAAGCCTCTGAACCGCTTTCCGTAAAAACATCTTGGAAGTTCCACTGAATCAATGCATCAACTACGTTGTAGAGGTGGAGAGTACGGCGAGCAAAGTGATATTCAAACTCATCTTTGTCAATAGCCTTACCTTCAGATTCCATACGACTACCCACTACGATTTTACGTACTAGGTCAATGTCTGGGCGCCAGCCCGGAGTTTCACCATTCTCAATCAGAACATCTTGAATCATGATTGCAAGGGTGGTAGGAAGTGCGTTTGCTACATATTTAACTTCGTCAATCTCAAAAGATTCAGACGGAAGTTGGGAGAGAGTTTTTGCCATTATTTATCTCAGAATTTAAAGTAAGTTATTTACGAAATCGGATACTTCATTTAAAGCAGTGTCAAACAAACTTGTTGAAGGTCTAGTGTTGCCACCTACATTGTAAGACTCGGTGGTCTGTGCGAACAGTTCCCAAGACCGATCTTCAATTTGTCCAGTAAACGATGCTGAAGGGTATCCAGTAATATATGCTTCGTTAGTAGAGAACACGCTACTCCCCGAAGCATCTTTAATTGTTAGTGCAATCCTTGCTGTACCAAGTTCCAAGTCTAAATCATGAATCTGTGAAAGTACATCATTGGTAGGTGAACTACCCATAAGAGTTAGAATAATCGTAGCAGATGTGTCTTTATTCTTAACTCTCGTGTTCTTACCACGAATCCCACGAATTACTGTAAAACCTTTTACATTTCGTGTAATGGTGATACTCTGCCAACCAGCTACTGGGTAGCCACCGATGTTAAGACTTACGTCGGAAGGATTATAGGTTGAGACTGTAAAACTATTAGACATTACAGAATACCTTCCAAGATTGGTAGAGCAGAAGCGCCTATGTTGAACAAGTCTTCAAGCAACCCTGATTCCCCGTTGTTACTACCAATGTTAATAACAGCTTGAGATGATCTGAGAATCCACGTCCTAGGTTCAAAGTCGTTACTCTTAATTAGAGAAGGGATACCTTCAATCCAAGTATTGGTTGAAAAGAACAAGTCACTGCCTGAACCATCCTTCACCATCATTTGGAACTTGCCACGCTGGGTGATTTCATCAATCTGCCACAGCTTAGTAAGGAATGTGTTACTTGTACTACCACTTAAAACTGTAAGCTCAATCGTATAAGTTTGGTCATTGTTATATACTCTACTGACCATACCAGATGTTGAACGCTGTGTTGAAAATGGAACCATATCCTTATTTATTGAGATAAATGTTCCATCAACAAAACCTTCCAAGGGAAAGAATCCACAAAGTAATACAGAGACTTCTTGAGGGATGTATGTCGCTAACTCAACCATTAGAATCTCCTAATGAGGGGCTTTACAGCCCCTATTAATATTACTTACAATTTCCAACGATCTTCAATCGAGCCACCAAGAGCCTCAACAACAGCAACTGCCGCTTGATCCATTTTGGTGTTACCACCAACCAGAGTTTGTAGGTTAACAGCGTGAATCATCCATTCACGGTTTTCACCAGTCTCAGCATCGGAATAAGAACTGTCTGCCTGAGTGCCAATGAATGCTTGTTGTGCAAAGTACAAACTCTGACCAGAGTTGTCCTTAATTGTGATTGAGAAAACGAAGGTATCGGTTGCGTCTTCTTCATCAGCAATTTGCATTTGTTGAAAAACACGGTTACTGATAGAAGCTTGGTGTAAAGTTACCGAGATATCGGACGCTTTATTACGACGCTTTACACGGAATGCAGAAAGATCAGAACCAACTACCAGACTAGAAGCTGGGGTTTGCCGGGTGATATTAATAAACGTACCCGGAGCAGTACCAGAAACAATATGTGTTTGACCTGCCACGTTAATCAAAATTGTTACTTCTTCGGGACTATAAGTGCCAAGGATAATATCTGAAGCCATTTAAACTCTCCTTATGCGGTTACAGTGCCAACGATAGTAACAACGCGAACGCTGCCCTGAAGTCGTGCAGTGAAGAGGAAGTCACCAGCAACACGCTGGATTCGTTGGTTAGCTGCGATGGTCAATGGATCAGGACTTGTGACGGTCCAGCCAGAGTCATACAAGCCGTTAGCTTGACCTTGTGCAAGTACAGAGCGCATTTCACTTTCAATGATCAAGAAACCATTACGGGTATATGGAACTTTCAACAAGTTAACAAGGCGGCTGTAGATAGCCTCTTGCATGCGTGCATAAGTCCAATCGATGCCAATGATGATATCAATCGCGTCACTAACACCAGTAGACATGTTACCGTCTTGGAAGATGTTAACACCCGCCACAGTAGTGTACATATTAGCATTCTTGGAACGCAAGTTAGTACGCTGAGTATCAGTCAATACAGAAACTGTAACCAAAGTTGCGCGTTTAAAGTCCCAGTCATTACTGCCCGGAGTACGAGGAAGCTGACTACCAGCCCAAGCTGCTTCTGGATATTCAGTGTCTGCTGTTGGCAGATAGATGATTGCAGTACGGCTATAACTACCAGCTTTCAACAAAGATGCTGGATCGGTTGTACCAGTTGTAATGGTAACTGGGTCAGCGGTGCTGGTCAGGTAAATTTTATGACGTGGTTGGATAGAGGCAGCAAGAGCCATAATATCAGCAGAAACATGAGTCTCTGCAATCAAAGCATACCAAGCATT